AACGATATCCGCCGCTCGTTGATGCGCACAGAGATTGTTCCTACCGAAGAACCTGAGTTGTTTGGCGTGGAAGGTTCAAACGAGGCACCTGTGTTTGGCGTCCCTGTCGAGATGACTGGACCGACACCGTCCCCCACACCGCAAGCAGCCCCGTCATTCGTTGACACCGCTTCGGAAGCAGTCAGTGGAGCGGTGGACTCGTTCTCCGATCTGGGTGGTAACTTGCTGCAACGTGCTCGAACCTTGGCCCCAGGTCTACTGGGAGACCCGAGAAACCAAGAGATCGTAGACAGATCTAATCGATAACGTAGTTAACCGAGACACCGTTGCCCCCGAACAAGCGGACCAGTTCGTCTGCCGTTTGCTCAACGTCGGCAATGATGTCTTGGTCCTCGGTCATCGAAGCTAGGTTCAGTGCGTCCTGTACGAACATCAACAGGGCCTCCACTTGGACGGTGTGCATCTGCTTGAAACCCATGGCCTTAATATCTTCTACATGCATCATTCTATTTCTCCCCAATCTTCTTTTATATCTACGTCAATCTTCGATGGTATAGAGAGCTTGATCCCCGTCTCCATGATCTCTTTGATCCGAGCGGTTTGCTCCTCACTCTCTATGTTAAAGCATAGTTCGTCATGCACCGTCAGCATAGGGGTGAACCCCTCGTTGTAGCAATCGAGCATAGCTTTTTTAGTTTGGTCCGCCGCCGATCCTTGGATCAACTTGTTCAGAGCCTTGTATGTAAACGCGCGGCGTATGCCTCTGCCACCAGCACCCCCGTACTCCTTCACAGCTTCGTCGTAGGGCAGTGGTTTGCCTGCTCCGAAGGTGACAGGCTCCCAGAGGTGGAATCGGCTCTTACGGCCCATCAGGGTGCGTATCTGTCCGTTCCTGTCCCCCTGCTTAGAGGCCAAGTCTGCCAAACCTTTGACGAATGGAACTTTGGAGTGGTGTCTTTCGATCAGATCCTTGGCATCGTCCTTGGAAATGCCCAACTGATCCGCCAGTTTCGCCACGCCCATGCCATACATGATCCCGAGGTTCACGGTCTTGGCTTGCTTACGTGTGATGTTAGCAAGGTCCGCTACCATCTGGTGCAAGTCCACGTCACCGTTGTTAAACTCCTCCACGATATCGTCCACAACAGGATGCCTGATCGTAGACGGGATCATCGATGCGAAGTGGACCAACAACCTCGGCTCTTGGCTCGAGTAGTCAAACGATCCCCACTTGCAGCCCTCTTCTGGTATGAACAGGCCACGGATCAAACGCTTGATGTCAGGGTCTCGTGCTGGAATCTGCTGTAGGTTAGGGTTGGACGACGAGAATCTACCCGTCACCGTGCCGCCCTGATCCCTACGTGTGGAGTGCAACTCAGTGTGGATGCGTCCGTTGGTTTCGTGCCGCAGGATGCTGTCGATAAACGTGCTGTCAGCTTTGTCAAACTCGCGGAGCTTAACGAGAACCTGTGCGATCTTAGCTGGGTGATCATTGAGAAATGACTTGGTGAACGATGGCGCACCCTTCTCGGTCCTCGGGTATTCCAACTCTAGTTTGTCAAACATCTTCTGGATAGATGCGGACGCCCAGATGTCCACGTCCATGTTGGCTTCTTTCTCAAGCACACCACGCAGGTATTTGCTCTGCTCACGGAGAGACTTCTTGTTACGCTCTGCCTTCTCAAGATCCACCCGCACACCCTTGGTACGCATGTCCAACATGCAGGGGATAAGATCTATCTCTAGGTTCCAAACATCCCACAGTTCATCCTTGTCGATCCGCACCTTCAGAGCTTGCCACAGTGCCAGAGTAGCAACCGCGTCCATCTCCGCATATCCACCAACAAACTTAGGCGGCAGCTTGTACATCTCTGACTTGGGGTTCAGTCCACGCTCAAGCGCAGCCGCCTTCAGCAGCTTCTCGTTCTTGCGGATACCAGCGTAATCACGGGCCATCGCATCAAGGCCAAAGGACCAACGGTTCTCGTCAACCAAAGCACCCGTCACCATCGTGTCGATGATACGACCCTCGATCTCGACGCCCTCGGCACGAAGCCAACCCGCATCATAGGTGGCGTTGTGCATAATCACGTCCATCCCTGGAACAGACATCTGCTTCTTGATCCACTTCATCGTGATCCGCGGATCTAGGTTGTGGCCGTTCTCGTGGCGAATAGGGAAGTAACCTTTGTACTCGCCCGCAGCCACAGCAATGCCGATGATGTGCCCATCGTTCCTTGCCCAACCTGGACCCAGTGTTGTTAGGTTCGGGTCTTTGGTTTCCAAATCAACGGCGACTTCTTTGTATGCTGTCAGATCAGGGTACTCAGTAGGGATGTTCCAGTCATCCTCGATGATGTCCATCTCCCCCTTCATCTGGAACAGCAAGTCGCTGTGCTCATTGCCCTCGGCATCGTTGGTGGTTGAGTCCACGGAAAAAAGATTCTTCTGGCTCATAGCTTACTCTTTCTGTCAGAGAACTCCGCACCGAGTGCGCTGTACCCACATTTGTCGATCCACGAGTCCTCCTTGGACAAGTCGTTGAGTAGACGTGCTGTCTTGAGCCAGTCCATCATCAACGCAACGTGCTGCTCGGTCACATAACCGTTGGTAACCATGGCCTCTCGGATAATAGCGTTCCAGCCTGTAGCGATACGCTCGAAGTTATCGTACGCATCCCCGTAGTCCTTGGCCCTCTGCCCATTGATCAGTTCTTTTGCGGTGTCTAATACTTCATCACGTTTCATAGCGAGTCTCCCTTTTGGACGGATAAGTTACCAACCTTTTATTCACAGCGAGTATCTATACTTGTTGTCGGATTGCAGGATGTAAAGGTTGTGTCTGGCTCGGGTAACACCCACGTAGAACGCTCGGTGCTCATCGTCAGGGAACTTGCCCTGCTCACAGGACTTGGTTGACGCTGTCCAAACCACGCAGTTGTCATCCTCCCCGCCCTTCATAGCATGGAACGTGGACACCTTGATACGAGGACTAGACAGAAGGTCTTCGCCTCGGCGGAAGATCGCATCGATGTAGTCCCGCTCAGAGGACGAAACATTCAGCACATCGTATGCGCTGGTTGAGGCATCTCTCTGTAGACCGTAGTCCTTGATCAGGGTGTCCATGTCCAACATGTCTTCCGGTGCCAACGCATCTAGCATCTGAGTCGATCCTCTGCGAACAACCGCATCTTTGCCCTGCTTCTTAACCCCAGAGTAAAGCGCCTTGATCTGTTGCACACCGACAGACTCGTCTTGGCACAGCGTGTCCCACGTCAGTATGTTGCCGACCAAATCATCTGACAGGCTGGACTTACCATTGCGAGAGAACTTGAACCCGTTGGATCGCAAGTAGTTTGCCATCTCAGACACGTACCCATTGGTTCGAGCCATCAAAGTAAACGACCCCGAGGACAGTGGAACCTCGGACAGGTAGTTAACGTACTCTACGCTGCCTTCTTCTTGGCGAGGCTTGAACATCTTGATGTGACGGTCCACGATTCTGTGTGTAATGGTTCTCGCCACTCGCCACACCGACTTGGGTATACGATAGGACTGGGACAGCACCTCGATGTTGTCCGAACTTTTGTTAAACAGATTAACATCTACTCCGGTCCACCTGTGAATAGCTTGGTCATCATCTCCGGCAATCCACACTTGTTCAGAAGAAGCAGCTATCTTCTTTGCCATCTCCCACTGTAACGGAGTGAAATCTTGAGCCTCGTCGATGAACAGGTAGTCTAGGTTGGGAACCTCGCCGTGCTCGATGTACTGCTCGATCATGTCAACGAAATCGTACTTGTCCACTGATCGTTTGTACTCGACCAACTGGGCAGACAGTTGCTGTAGCTTGGCAAAGAACAGGTTCCAATCAGCCGCCTCATTGTATTCCTGTTCGATGTCGATCATCCGCAGACGCGCACGGCTGTCCAGTTGTAGATAACGTGCCCCGGATCCACCGATCGTAGGGAGAGTTACGCCCCCGTCAACAGACGTGAAGTCCTTGCCCTCAAAGGTGAGGCCGATCTCCCTGCCAATGTTGTTGTAGTCCTCTGGGTCCATGATGTCTGTGGTCTTGAGCCCAAGTCCATGGAACCCGAAGGCATGACTGGTCTTCATGTACGGAAAGTCTTTAGCCTGTAGGTTGAACTCAGCACAAGACCGAGTGATCATCTCCTCGATCGCCTTACGAGTGAACGAGATCACGCCAATGCGAGACGGGTGTGTTCCTGCTTGAAGCGCAGCCTTGATCTCTTGGATCAGGCGGTAGGTTTTCCCGCAGCCAGGCGGACCTAGTAGTAGCTTTGCATTAGGTATCATAGTTCTTTCCCCCGTGGTCTAGAGTTCACCCAGTCCTCGATCTCTGTCAGAACCCATCGGCTCGACGATCGCTTCTTGTGCTCTGACCCAAGCACAATCGGTACTGGGAATAATGGGTCGGTAGACGCCAGCTTGTAGACGTATGACTTAGATACCCCGAGCAACTCTGCTACGTCCGATACCCGCATCAGTTTGTTAGAATGGGATGTCATTTGAGATCTCCTTGACTGGTAGTTCTATTGTTTCTTCTTCGAACGCAGGGATAATCCAACACCGCAGTGTTGATTTCACCTCGCCCTTCGAAGTACGCTTGTTTATGTTCTGGATTCCAGTGTCGCCGCCAAGATCACGAATCATCTGCATGATCTGCCCTCTGGTCAGTGCGCTGAACCTACGGTGGTGCAGATATTCCAGAAGACCATCGAGTTTAAACTTGGTTGTACCTGCATCAGTCCAAGGCTTGTTCATCTCGATCTCTTCGGGAGACATGGCACGTACATGGCTGGTGCAGTACGATCTTAGGTGATCCTTAAACTGCCCTGAGATCGTGAGTTCTGGTGGTACATCCAAGAAGGTAGCGCCTTCCATCAAACTGTTAACCAACTGCTGCCATTTCTGGTCCTTCATCTTAGGCGGCATCATGTTCTTTTGATCCATACACGCCCGCTGGAACAACGTCTGGTTCTGCAACTGCTCCGTGCTCAACTGGATTCGGTCACCATCAACGTCCATGAAGAACAGACGAGGCTCCGACAGCATGATAGTAAGTCCACCCACGGACACCGAGTCTGGGCCATCGGATCCAATGCCGTGCTTGCGAGTAGCGCAGATCGCCGGATCGCAGTAGCTGCGCATCGGTTCTTCCTTGCAGGTATACAGGTATTCTTTCTTCTCGTGCTGCTTACTCAGGTTGACGATCTCGCTGGACGGTAGCGGAGGGCTGGACAAAGTCCGGTTGTATCCCTCGAACTCATCCTTCCAATCATCAGGGCTCTTCATCTTGCAGTACCGAGCCACGTTAAAGAAAGTGTTGTTGCGGAACTCAGAGATAGGCCCCTCTGCGAACAGATGCTCGAGGCAGGGTGGTCCATCAGTGAAATGCTTGCGAGGCTTGGACAGGCGCATGCCCTCGAGGTCGGACAAAGAAACCCGTGCCTTGTCCACCGCATCCAAGAACTCGTCCAGATCCATAGCTTCACACTTCTCGTTGAAGGCATATCGCTGCGGTAACTCTGCATTAAAGTACGGTGTGTTGATAAAGTTTCCCACATCACCACGCTCCGCGATGATCGTGTCTTGCTTCGGGAATACTTCGCAGCCGCTGTAGCCTAAAGCTATAGACATCTCGGTCAGGTAATCTCGGATAACAGCAGCCTGCTCCATCTCTTTCATGAACAGATACAGGTGCGCACCTCCCGACTTGGATCGGCAATGCACCAACGGCAACTTCATCTTTAGTATCTTAGCTTGGACCTCGTTGTGGTTCAGATCATAGATGTCTATGTCCAACGCACCAAACTGACATTTGTTTTCTTCGTTGATTGGGATCGCGCCTATACCCTGCTTCCCATCTATGTGGCCTTGAACAAGGGCCTCGGTCAGAGGCTCACGGACAATCATACTTTTGGATTCTGCTTTACCATTCCGTCCAACTCGACCCACTGTGGTCGTGCCGTGTGCAGCCTTTGCACCAACGAATGCTGCAAGCAATCTCTTTGCTTGTGTCATTTACTGCTCCCAAGTGAAGTTAATTGGGGGCGGTTGACAGTTAACTATCGACCACCCCCGAGGCTGCTTAGAACGGGATATCATCATCCTGTTGTACGGAGGTGGCTGGTGGGACAGCACCCTCTGAAGCAGCTTTCACTTCGCCCGCGGCGACACTGTCGCGGAAGGCTTTGGCTTCGAGCATAAGTTCACGGGTCTCTACAAGACCTACCTTCTCAACAGAAGGCGTGAACCACGTACCTTGGTCATTGCTCTCTTCAACAGTGGTGATCTTCCACACTGTCGCGAACAAAGGAGGAGTGATCATCGCACCTGTCTTCGGATGATTGATCTTTTGCATGGCGATCTGTGTCTTCCAACGACGGCTGACCTTTAGCTGGGTGGACTTCATGTCGATGACAGCAGGTTGGAATGCGCCGTCACCGCTCATCACCAAGCAGAAGTGCTGGTCTGACTTAACCAGTTCGTTGCCTGTCGGAAGGATTTCCTTGGAACCCTGACGCGAGGTGCGCTGCAGGATTGGATCAGTAGGGTTGATCTCGCCGCGGAATCCGCCGCCTTGGTCACGAGGTGTGAACTCAAGGTACTTGGTGGTCTGGTAGCAAGGGATGATTGTTACTCCATCATCGCCCTTCCAGACCTCTCCTGTCACAGTGTTGAACAGATCGCCCTGCTCCGCACCTTCGATGTACTCGGGCTTCTTCTTGCCAAGCTGTGGGGACAACGCTTGTAGTGCCCGAACAAACGGGATCTGCATTTCATCTGCACCAAAGGCAGCGCCCTCACCTGCAAATTCTAGGATGTCATCCATGATGTCTGTGCTTAACTCTGCACTTTTTTTCGTAGCTACTTGATTACTCATTGTTCTTTGCCTTTCTAATCGCATCATCTTGACGCTTCATGTCCGCTTCAATCGCATCGTCTTCGATGGACTGTTCGATCAAGTCGTCTTCACATTTCTCCTCAAAATCATCATCATTGTCCATGGAAGCACCATACTCATCGGTGTGATCTTCATCTTCCATTTCCTCTAGCATTTTTTGCTTATACGCACCCATCACGCTTTCCTCTTGATAACTGCTGTGTTTGAAATGAAGGCACCGAATAGATCAAGATCAATCGGCTTGCCGTCAGTGATGCGCTCTTTAACGAACGCCTTCAGTGTTGACGGGTGAACATGGGTCTTGGTCTTGGGATCAAAGCCACGCTCCTGCAAGAGACCAATCACGTCCCCCGCTACGTTGTCTTCTCCCTTACCAAACGAGCACGTCACATCGTTCTTGATGATGTCATCAAGGTTGTTGTCACGCAGCCAGTTGAACGCCTGATCTTTGTTGGCGGCTGGAATGGATGCGGCAACAATCATTCTCCGCTCCACAGTCATGCCGTCTACGTCAAGACGTTCTAATCCCATCTCATCCATCAAGGCTGGAATGTTCTCCACTGAAAGCTTGTGCTTCTGTTGCTTCAAAGTTTTCAAGTGCATTTCCGCGGACTCGATGTCGTTCTCTACAGTGCGGAGGTATCGGACCAGTTGGCTGAGTTGCTTTCCTGTTCCTGTGTCGACTCGACTAACCGCGTCAGCCTCATCGAATATGTCTTCAAATATATCGCTCATAAGTTTTTCCTCTTCAGGGTTGATTTGTGCGGTAGCCTCATGCTATCCGTACTGAAGACAATAGTGGAGGTATGTGATGACTGTCAACTACAATTTTAAACTTCCCCCGTTTAATCATCAGGTCGATGCTCTTGATTACGGCTGGGACCGCACAGAGTTTGGTCTCTTCATGGAAATGGGGACAGGCAAATCAAAAGTGCTGATCGATAACATGGGTATGTTGTACCAAGCAGGGGAGATAGACTTCGCTTTGGTCCTTGCTCCCAAAGGTGTGTACCGTAACTGGGTGGCCAAAGAAATCCCCGAGCACATGTCTGATGACGTGCCGCACCGTGTGATACGCTGGGTCAGTGGTCCTAACAAGAAGCAGAAGGAAGAGATGCGCTCGGTCCAAGATGATTTCGACGGGCTGACAATCTTTGTGATGAACGTCGAAGCTTTCTCCTCGCTCAAGGGTCAGACAGCCGGGGAGTGGATGGGTCGTGCGCTTGGTTCTAATGGTATGATAGCCATCGACGAATCAACTACGATCAAAAACCACAAGGCCAAGCGCACCAAATCTTTATTGAAGATAGCCGCTAAGTTCAAGTTCAGAAGGCTGTTGACAGGCTCTCCCGTAACAAAAAGTCCAATGGATATTTTTGCTCAGACAGAGTTCCTCCGCCCTGGGCTCTTGGGTTTCGAATCTTACTACGCTTTCCAAGGTCGGTACGCTGTAGTGCAGCGCAAGACCATGGGCCAAGCTGCATTCCAGCAGATCATTGGCTTCCGAAACCTCGATGAGTTAACAAAACGTATCGATCAGTTTAGTTTTCGTGTGTTGAAGAAGGACTGCCTCGACCTCCCTGACAAAATATACACCGCTCGGTACGTTGGCATGACCAAAGAGCAGTTAGATATGTACGAACAGATCCGCAGACACGCCATGGTCCTACTGGAGAGTGGTGAAATGTCCACGGCTCCCGCTGTAATCACCCAGATGCTACGCTTGCAGCAGATTATGTCCGGACATCTCAAGACTGATGAAGGTGAGATGCTGTACTTCCCATCCAAAAGAATGGATGCGCTCGAGGAAATCATCAACGAGCACGATGGTAAGGCGATCATCTGGTCACGGTTCCGCCACGATATCATGGGTATCACCAAGATGCTGAACGATAAGTTCGGCCAGGGCTGTGCCGCATCATACTTCGGGGACACATCGGACGAAGACCGCGCCGCTGCGGTACTCAACTTCCAGAACCCCGACCATCCGCTCAAGTATTTCGTCGGCAACCCATCCACTGCTGGCTACGGTCTGACTTTGACCGAGGCTAACTTGGTGGTATATTATGCAAACGACTTCAATCTCGAGACGCGCGTCCAATCAGAGGATCGCGCTCACCGTATCGGACAGAAGAACAACGTAACATACATCGATCTCATTACTGAAGGCAGCATCGATGAACAGATTGTCAAAGCACTACGCGCGAAGATCGACATCGGCGCGAAGGTTCTAGGAGAGGACGCAAAGGAATGGCTAAGTCTGAAACCCACGATCAAATGATCGAGGCCATATGTGACTACAGAAAGGGGTGGACTAACATCCACTCCGCCACCAAAGAACTCGAGGATTTTGCAGGGCTCACACCCGAGGTGGCCAAGGCCCTACTCGATGGCATGAAGAGCAACAGCGTCACAAAAATCCGCGGGTATAGTAAAGAACCCGAACGTCTTCGCAAGAGTAAGATCGGGACACCCAACGAGCATAAAAAATAGCCCCCGTGAGGGGGCTAAGTAAAAGAGGCTGTGTAAAACGCAACAGGCATGAGCGGTTTACGCCTCTATCTTGTCAGCTATCGCTTTGCGAATCAACACTGAAAGTTGTCGGGCCATGGACCGCTGCTCTCCATCCGCCAGCGTACGAAGCAGATCGTGGTCCTCTTTGATAAGGCCCACGTTCTGAAACTTCTGTTTGTCTTTGTCGTCTAACTTTTTTCGAGCCATGATGCCCTCCTATTTGTTGTCCACTTATAGAGCACATGGTAGCAGGAGGCAACCTCTACTTGAATTGCTCGGTATTACGTGCCCACAGGCAGAAGGTTGCACGTTCTTGGTCGGGCCCACCGTGGACATCGGCCTTTGCAATGCGACCTTTGTTAAACAGGCGCAGACAGGAATTGCCTACGGTCTTGGTGTCGGCGTCCACAGCAGAACTCAAGTCAGAACTCGTCCAGTAGCTGACCTCTGGGTCTTGCAGCACAGCAAATATCTCGGCGTCTAGCTGCGGGGCGGTGCGAACAGATAAAGAGGGTTCTGCCCCCGCCTCTACAGGAACCTCGGTGCCACTGCCCTGGACCGCAGATACTCGAACCGCTCTCCACGGTGTCTCAGCACGTTTGTCCTCGTAGTTTGGGATGGCACTGGCGCAGACAATATCCCCGAAGTCTAGCTTCATCCGCTCAACCAGACGTGCGTTGAAGAACACCGTGTCACCGTCCTCGTTGGATCCGAACGCGCTGCCCGATACAGTCACGTCCTCAATCATTACGTTCATTGCTTTAGTCTCGAATGTTGTGTTCATTTCCATAGCTGTAATCCTTTAAGTTGTTTCTTCTTCGTCTCTTGGCAGATCAAACCTGCTCTTGAGATTGCTGATGTGTTGAGTATTGACACCAAAGATGTCAGCGATGTGCTTCATAGACAGGCCCTGCTTGATCAGTCGGTTCACGATCTTCGCTTGGTTGGACATATCGTAGACCTTGGGCTTGGATTCTACTGGACCATCTGATCGTCCTCCCCTAGCCCCGTAGTTTCCGCCTTGCAGACCGACCTTAAAGTGAACGCTCGGCCCCTTGGCTAACGGGTTGACCTTTTTGTCCATGATAATCTGCTTGATCCAGAGGGATCGGTACATGTCCTCGTATCTAACACGTTGGTCCGAGGTCATATGTTCTTTCCTTTCTTTCGTTGATCACTGGTGAACTGGGTCAAATCCCTCATGGCGATCTGTAGTTCGTTGGCTATCGAGGGACGCGCATTCTTCCTGTAACGCTCGTCCTGTAACCTATCCACTTGGCTGCGCAGATATCTGAGTATCGCTTCATCCGCTGCGGATAGTGCTTTGTCTTCTCTGCTCACCATTGATCTCCAACCGCGTACCATTGATCTCCAAACACCGTTCGGAATGCATCATCAAGTATCTTGTCCATCTGTTCTTTTGTCATCTGTCTTCTCCTTGTTAAATAAAATGTTGATTGCGTTGAGCAGTCTGGTCTCCACATCGTTCAGTGTCTTGTCGATGCGATCCGCCGTGGCCAAGGCATAAGCCGTATCCACCTTATTCATCGGCGCACTCCTCACATACATAGGATCCCTCGCCCCTGATCAGCGTAATCCACTCGCCGCAATTACACAGCCGCTCCATCTCACCGCTGCCGTTGCACATGTCACACTCCTCGACACGAGTTTCGATGAAGCCAACATCGCGGTTGGTGTTGTGCGACATGTGGTAGTCCGCATCAACCTCACCCGCACCATTGCACTGCGGACAATCGTCCATGACAGGCGTCTCTTGCAGCCGCATGAACTCTTCTTTTATCTTGCCCATCACTTCCGCCCCGTCAGTATAGACATCAGCTTATCCATGCGGGCCCATGCCCTTGGTCCAAAGCGAACCACAGGCTCACTCACCTTCGGTTCAACACGATTCAAGATAGCAATGCGGTTGTACACTGAGGACTTAGTGCGTCCCATGTGATCCGCAATCTCCGCAATGCTGTATTTCTCCGACCAACGTAGCGCCTTCAGCAACGTCTCTTCCTCCTTGGTCCAGTATTTATATGTCTTTTTCATCGGTCTCTCCTCTCATCCATTTTAAATCCTGAAGTAATTTGGATTTCTCTTTGGTTACTGCTTCTAGTTTCATAGTCAGACGCGCTATCTCAGTGCGCTGCTTAACAATCTTACCCTTTAACTTATCAACAAACGCATCGTTCATTTCACAGGCCTTGCCTTGGGACGTATTGTCCAACCACTCGCCACATCAGTCGGTTGGCACTGGGCCATCGAGTCTGAATACGCGGCCAAGATCGTTGGATATATCTCGTCCATTGCATTGGCACAGGACGGCTGATCCCGAAACGCTATCTGGGAAACGTAAGTGTCGCTCTCAAACGTGTACGTCAACACAAGTAAATGCCAAAATATCATTTGCTTTCCTTCATTACTCTGTGCAGCAATCCAATCGCCGCGTTCTTTGTTACGCCGAAGTGCTTCCCTATTTCTTTGAACGTGTATCCTTCTTCACGCATCCATAGCGCCTCAAGGATCCTGTCATCGGTCCACTTCTGACTGTACTGTCTCTCGTATTGTCCTTTGTCTGCGTTGGGCATCACTCGTCCTCCTCTTCAGCTTCTGGCACCCAGCAATCGCCCTCGCCGTACTGATACTCGCCCTTGAACATGCCGCCCTCGTCCTCGTAGTCCGCCTCAACGTCGATACCCAAGGCATGAAGCTGATCCCAGACAGGAATAGGTGGAGACCACGCCGTCCAACACTTGAACGAGAACCACGCAACCTCCTCGGGGCCCTCCTCGTCAGACATCAACAGCTCCTCCATGATCTCAACTTCCGCAACGTCCCACTTCGTGCCCCAGTTCTCCACCCGCCAGTCATAGCCCACCATGCCCGTCGATTTGGCAAAAGGAATAGGCAACACAGCGTCACAGAAACGTGGCTCCTTGCTGTTCAGATTGTGGTAAAGTTCGTACACCAAGGCACTCGGTCCTTTGATGTAGACAGATTGATAACAGTGGTTAGGCATTGGTTGTCTCCTTGTTTGATTGATACACAGCCTCGGCAAATCCCCGAGGTGTGGCGGACCTGATGTCCTTGGTACGCTGTGACTTGCCGCCCAGCTTCATCATCGCCGTGCTGTAACCGTTGCCGTGATAACCCTCGCAATCAACAGCAACCTTCTCAGGCATGACAAACCCGCCGCCCGTCCACAGGCACGTCTTCTTCTTGTACGCATCAAACGGCGCGATGTACTCAGGCCAACGCGGGT